GCAAACCAACCCTCCCCTAGAGCCATGTCCATCTCTTCCCTTAACTGAGAGGTGGAGAATCCAAACATACCTATATCTTCTAGCCAAAGTTGAATGCTTAGGTCTTTAGTGGATTTAGTGGATTTACCCTCTGCTAATTTACTTACGCCTATAAGGCAGCTATCAGGAACAGTTACTACGTGGCAAGAACTTGTGCAAAGGAACCCTAGATCTTTACAGGCCTTAGCTCCTATAGACTCTATTTTAAATGTAGCAGCGTCCGCCAAAGTTGGAATATACGCTTCGTTTACTTTAGCGAAATGTTTGTAAGCCCTAACTCCCTCAGTCTGCATGTACCTGTTAAAAGCCTTGGATTTTAACATATTTCCTAAAAGGAGTTTAACCTCATCTAAACTCATACTTCCTCCTACTGTTCAGAGCCTAGCTCTATTTCTGCCATTAGCTCGTTATGGATCTTCTCCATGTCCCTCTCTACTTGCTTAGAGGGCTTTTCTCCAAAGATGCGTTCCCAACCTTCTATATACGAAGTTGTGACGCTCTTAGTTTGAAGTTTATCTCCAGTGATATCATTGGTACTAGCCATCATGGCCTCCTTGCATTAATTCAATTAATGGATTATACACTAAAGATTTGGCATGTCAAGGATTATTTTTACTGTCTGCAAACTTAACACCGCCGGCAGCATAGAATGGCTTAAATCCTATATATAGAATGTCCTCCGGTTCCTCCTCTGTGACACTTAGACGAGACGTACTATTGTTAACTATAGAGTCTAGCAAGTAGTAATCTTCTAAGCCAGATTTAATAATGTCCTGGATAGTAGGGTACATCTTAAAAGCGGTAGAAGTCATCCAATCATAATCAAGACCCATCCTATCATCTACTAATATGGCATACCCTAGATCCTCCCCATACTCACTGCCACTTACCCGCACTAATCTAGCCGTTATCCCCATACCATACCTCCTACTTTAATTATCGTAAGTCCATCCCATACTTCTCATAAGCAGTGTCTTCACCCAGACGTTAGGGATTCTGTGAGTACCCGTATCCCTAAACCCCATCATAGTGCCTACTTCCACTACCGCCCCAGACCTGCATACTCCTGCTACGCAATGTACTACCACATTCCTACCCTCTATTAGACATTTTCTAAGTATCATAACAATAGCTTCAGCTTGCTCTACGGTCATACCGAACTCATCGAACATGTCCTTGTCACTATTATTCTCATCTATATCACAGAACTCAAATTGGTACGTCCTGTGAAAAGGATGTTTAGGGGTAGGGAACCCTAAACAAGGATCACATATTTGAATTAAGACGTCCTCTGACGACTCCTCTGAATAGTATCCTTTCTGAATGTCATTATACGACAGGTTGAGTATGAAGGGTTTGTCACCTTTATTAGCAGCAGTGCCTTTAACTATTGGTACTTCTTTAGATACCTCAAGTTGCATGAATTCCCTCCATTTCCTCTAGTACTACTTGCTCTACTTTCGTTGTGGTCCAATGCCGGACTTCCCCAGCTGGGTACTTGTTTCCTAGTCTCCGCATAAATACCCCCAATTCCTTTACTTTTAGGCCAGTCAACTTAGAGACTACCCTTCCATTCAATACTTGCTTAGCAGCCTCTATTGACTGATACTCAAACTCTGCTTTCAAATACTCTTCTGGAAACCCTGTAAACGCCCAGAATGCTCCCTCTAAGAAAACACTTTTAGTGCTGACGTATACAAGCTCATCGGTTTCTTTGTAAGATGGCCAAGAGTACTCATTTAGGTTTTCAGTAGTCCTACACCACTCCAAGAAATCAGAGCCCGTTTTCCGCTTAGTGTATCTGGCTCTAGAAGTATGGTTACGGTTATGCAACAAGTAGATGTCTTTGTGAAAGAACTTACTAGCGCTTACCCACTTAAACATATCCTCTAAGGTATTAAACCCTTCTTGAAACTTATTGTAATCCAAGTCTGCAAATGTGAGCACCTTTTCTAAGTCTCGTGAAACAAGTATCTCTCGGAAAACTCTATGGTCTTTACCAACTCTCAGTAGATAATATAACCCTTTGTGACCGTACTTAAACCCTAGCTTCTTGAATATGCGGCCTACTAGGTTGCCCAAATCATTCCAGGAGTAATACGCTAAACTAAAATCGAAATGCTCAAGTGGGGTGTATATTAGATCTACTTGGAAGCCTTGAAAATCAAAAGAAGTACAGGGACCATTGACTACTATTTCAGTGGGGTTAAACACTTTCGTAATGTCTTCGATAGAAACCTTGTCAGAAGTTAATACGTCTAAATCTCCGAAAGACTCTTTAGTGTTATACGCTGGTATTGCTGTCACTCTACAAGATAGGCCGGCTGAGTTTAATATACCAACAACCTCGTCTTGTACTCTTAAGTACTCTTCTCTACTTAGCCTAGTAGTTGTTACATTTAAAGCGGTGCCGCCCATAGCTTTCTCCTAAAAAAGGGTTGGCTCTCATCAAGAGGGCCAACCACAATTCGTTATGCCTGTACTTCTTGAGTAGGCTCTGCCCAATTCTTCGGTACGGCAGTTAGCTCCGAGCCAATACCGCTAGGAGTCATACCTCCTAATAGGCGGTTTAAGGGGAGGAAGTTTTGCGTACTGAGACCGTAGCGAGTAGCCAAAGCTACTGACTCCTGTACGGCAGTGATGGCAGCGATCTGCTGCTTCAATCCTTCAATCGTCGCCTGGTTCTCAACCAAAAATACGTCTTTGTTGTGCAGCAGCATAACAATTTCTTCAGCTGCTGCGTCTACTGCCTCTTGCCGCTGCTCATTCATCTGCCGGGTGAGGCTTTCCCGGATATCCAACGGCAGTGCCCCAAAATCTGACACGGCTTTGTTGAGATCTTTGTTGGCCAGACGTGCTAGTACTAATGCGTTTACTGTATTCATTTACTTCTCCTAATTGTACAATCGGAATAGAAAGCAGGATTGCTCTCTACTATACTTATACCAAGTTTATGACTCAGTATTCAACTAACAAAGTTCCGTGAGCTTAAAGTTCACGTACTTATCATACTCACTTTTGCTCAAAGCTATGTCCGTATTACTACAATGTATAAGAAATTCCTCCATTTCCTCGAGCATTTCTATTAGATTATTCAAGGTAGCTACATGCCCGCTTGTTTCCTTAGTACGCTTGAGCGTATCGTCTAACCACTTTTCCTTTGAGTCTTCTAAATCCTTTAGATAAAGGCAGGATTTATAAAAGTCATCAATTACCTTAGATTTATGGGCCTTGAGTTTAGATACCTTTAGCTGTAAGGCATGCAAGATAGAGGACCTTGCCATATTCACCTTTACATCTTTTAAATCCACTGTTGTACAAATTTGCATAACTATTATCCTTTAAAATGCTCAATGATGTTAAGTGCAATAGGCACAGTTAAACCAATCTCATGCTCTGTTTGAAATAAGTTCTCTTTTTGATGTATGTCGAAACAGTCATCATCAATAATGGCGTACTTAGATACGGCAAATTCAGAGGTGAGGAGCCAAGACTCTATCTCTTTCCCTCTGCCTTCTTTTTGCATATATGGCGTCTTACCTAATACCATATTGAATAGCCAAGCGTATCCACCATAAACAAAGGCGTTCTTAACTGAGTCCAGGTTGTTGCGCCAGGTAGAGGTAATAACTAGGCTAGCACCTGTCTTTTGCACTATGTAAGCTAATAACCCTAAGCAATCTTTACTTATGGCCCTAGAAGTACTATTACCAATAGGCGTATTATCTGACGTGCTAGCCGATAGGAACATAGAAGTCCTATTGTTAAGTACTCCGTCTATGTCTAAGAATATGATGTTAGCCATAATTTACTCCCTTGAAAAGAAACCTAGGTGTTAGTGCACTTAACGAAGCTTAATAACCTCATTAGGCTGCATTTTGCAAGACTTACTACCTAGCAAAGGTACTAAAGTCATCAGCCCAGAGGAGCACTGCAGAGTGAGGGTTTGAGTAGCCTGGATACTAGTGCACGAGGCGAACCCGTCACCATCACTGTCGTAGGTACAGCTATTCTTCAAGGGAGCCATACCTGCAGTAAATACATTCAAAGAACTCTCAGCTCGTGACTGAGACTGAGCAGGGGACAGTGAGACCACTACTAGGAATAAAACGGTGGCTAAAGCTACTACTACTCCTCCTGTTTTTGCTTTCCAATTCAAGTTCATATTAGTTACCTTTAATCTTTGGGAGAGGGAAAGGCACCTTAGCCGTGGGTTGGCAATGACCATCATCACCGGAGTATGTGGGTTTAGACTTAAACTCATCAGAAGTCATACATCCGATGCCTTCAGATACAGTAGAGCACTTCAAGTCCACAATGTTGCTTAAGTTAGTTGGGTGCACAAGTTTTAGACTAGCCCAACCATCGCCTTGAGGACACTCATTAGTCTGAGAGGAGTCTCCATTGTTCTGCACATTATACTGCTGGTATTGAGGTGACCCTGCTCGGTACATTTGAGCATTGTATCCAGCATTTTCCCGTGCTTGCTTTCGAGCTTGCTCTACAGTCTCAAAGCTAACCTGCTCTTTTTTTGAACATCCTACTACTGACAAGGTAGTCATGGATAGAGCTGCTGCCAATACTACATACTTAAATCCTTGTTTCATTTGATTCTCCTTAGTTGTTAATATTGCTTTACTTCCTACCTACTTATAGGAAATCTCCTGGTTGCGAGTGGACTAGGGGCTTAGTTGTGAGAAATATCAGTCTACCACATACTCTACACTCCTTCCTATGTGGTAATACCTCTAAGTCACAACCATACTTACAGGCATCCTTCCTATAGGATAAATCTCCCTTGATATTACATCTACTGCACCCATCATCCTCCGCCTCATCACTGCTGCACCCCATAAAGTCTCCTAGATGAAAAAAGGCTAGGATCATTATCACCTAGCCTTTGTTGCCACTATTTGCTAACAAACTTAGTGGCGAGTCCGCTTACGCATTAGCTGCGATAAGATAAGTGCTGTCGTTTGCATTTATTGATTTGCTATCTTAACGTCATTCGCCTGACGGGTTGCCTCATCACCTATCTTCTCGCTGTCGAAACCCGGTCAGCCCCATCAAAAGCGTACTATGCACGTCACTTAGTAAATAGGATCCTTTACCATTAGCAGTCTCTCAGCATTATCTCTAATGTGACCTAACCGTGCATAATACGCTTTTAGTGGGGCTGGGTACCCCTTATGCTACTTTACGCAGTTACTCCGTTATCCGCTTTAAAGGGTTACCCTGTCATAAAGCTAGGGTTAACCTTCCTAGCTTTCTCTACGTTAAGTTTTTACTAATACGTACAAAGTCTTCCTTAGACCTTTCCTTTATTTCCACTACAAGGTCTGCGCTACCTAATTCATGAGTGAATACTGGCCTCTCCATAATGTCTTCAATATACTTATACATATCTGAAAACGATCCACACATAAAGCCTGTGTACGCAGAGACTATTGCTGCTTGGTCATATTTTAACTCCACAGTTGTTTGGCGTGCCCGACAGGAATCGAACCTGTAACCCCCAGCTTAGAAGGCTGGTGCTCTGTCCAGTTGAGCTACGGGCACAAAATTCCATAATTAGAGGTACAGTTTACTTGTAAGGAGGTTGCGTGGGATTATCTTCTTAAAGCCATATTCCTCTTGCATATGGTGTATATCGTCAAACTGCCTAGTTACCTTATATTTCAGTTTGCAGTAAGAACATATACACCCCTGCTTATACTTAGTTTTAGCATGCCTAATCTTACTCATACTAAACACCCTATCAATTGTCCCAGTCCGTATCGACTCCTCGGACTGGGACAATATCTCCTCTAAAGTCATTAATTACTCCGTTTCAGAAGTTACTTTATCCTTCTTGCCATTAGTGTCGGCCCCCATAATACCGGTTAAGTCCCCGAAATCTCCATTGCCTAGTGCCTTGTTAATGGCAGAGGTTAGCTTGCGAATAGTCGCTTGAGATTTGTTCTTTTCATCTAATTTAGCTTTAGACCAGTTTTCAGAGATGACCGTCCCGGCTGTATCATACTGCACCATATCTGGTTTAATCTTTTTGTCTGCGCGCTGTAAACTGTCTAGTTTATCCAAACCTTTAATAATAGCCTCACTGCGCTTATTGATTTCAGAAGTAACGATAGCAGCTTTAACCTGATCGGCTACCCGTGGGCAGGCAGCACTTAACTCTAACCCTACGGCGGTAGCTAGGTCCAAGGCATAGTTAACAGGAGTGTTATTGGTGTTGGTGGTGTTAGGTTGGTTTTCGTTTGTGGTGATTGCGTATGTCATGTTATTTCCTTTTACCTGAATTAAGAATCAAAATAATACCAATGGTTACTACTACTACTATTTACTACTATTTAAACCTAGATACTCTGTTATGGCTACACTATCTTTTAGGCACTGCTCTAGTCTAATGAAGTCAGGCTTCTCCATTTTATAGTTAATGACTTCGCAGTCGAGTTTATCTTCCGATATCCCAAACTCTGAAGCATGCTTCCCCTCTCTGAACTTTTCAGGTCTAAGCTTTGCAGTTTGGCTACGTATCCCAACAACTATACCGCCTTTATCATGAACTAAGTCAGCCTCATTGTCAAACCGTAAGTCAGAGATAATAACCAAGTCAGAATCGTAGTATTGAGCCCATAGTTCTTCAGCCCGTATTACCCAGATGTCAGGATTAATCATATCTCGGCCCCAGTCAGTGCCCAACGACTGTAGTAACTTACGACAAGTAACTCCGTACGCCGTACTCTCTGAGTCCTTAGTAGAAGTATCTAAAGATTGTTCAAATACGGCAGTCCCGAACATGGCAGCCAATCCACTACGAAGAGGTGCAGCAAAAGAGTACCGGATCGCATTAGGAAACCAGCCGTGGACTATGTCAGCAGCTGTGTCCTTACCTACTCCGGCCGCACCGGTAAAAGCTATGATTTTCATCTAAAGATCTCCTACGTTTAAAAACTGGTCCGCTCACCAAGAATCGAACTTGGAATTAAGGTTTAGGAAACCTTGGTTATATCCTATTTAACTACAAGCGGGAATAAAAAAGTCAAACAAAAGCATAGGTCAGCATATTGCTGAGTAGACGTGCTCTTGCTTGACGAAAAGAATTGGTGCACGGAGATACTTACTAGGTACTCCGTGGCTGACTTATTCTTACTACGTTAACTTTGGTGGGCCTGACAGGACTCGAACCTGTGACCAAAGAATTCACGTTTGTGGTTATTTCTAACCTCCGTAGACTATATCATCACCCTCTATTTCTAGGTGGGGTGTGGGACGCTCTAGCCTGTTATTAAGGGGTCTGTACCCCTCAGGTAGTCGTTGCTCCTTACAAGGGTGTACCCTTGTCTTGGATCAGGATTGCCATACGTCATTACAACGCTTAGGTTTCCCTGAGTTCATCCCATTCTTACTGGCACTTACACACCAGCAGCACCTTACTTCTTCTTGATGAGTTCTACGCTCTAACCAACTGAGCTACAGGCCCAAACTACACTACTAGGAATATTATCTATCCCCACATTATACTTATACCAAAACCAGCACCTATTCTTTAACTTTTAACAGGTATGAGTTAGAGACGCATTTGAAACTATCGCCACCGTCTAGTCTTTGGAAGACTACTCCCTCTCTTTTATTAACTTTAAGGGAAGGGCCCTCGGCTAAAATGAGGTAGTCCTCTATAGTTAATCCAGAAGTATTGATTATACCTATACTTGGTACTTTCTTCAAGGGTAATTTATCCTTAATACTATTTAAGAACTCGTCCCTTTCGTCAGGGCTAAAATACCTCCTTGAGTCAATGTCAAAAACCCTGAACACAAACAAGTCGTACTCGTCTAATCCCTCATAATTGCTTTGTATTGTAGGACCGCACAACTCGCCTTGGATAGCAATGTTTCTAATACCACATACCTCTGGTAATAGCGTGTGCAAGTCATACTTTTTGACAACTTTAGAGAAGTTACTACCGTCTTCTATTCCAAGTTTCACATTCCTAGAACAATGGCCAAAGACACCATCCTTGACGTATACCGTCATGGAAGATCCGTCCATCTTACAGGTTACCTCGTACTCAGCGTCAACTCCAAACTTAGAAGAGATTACATTCTGGATTCTTTCCTCATCTGTCTTTACTAGGAAATTAGGGAAAGAACCTGCTCTCTTAACCTTATCTCTTGTTAGTTTAGGGAATAATACCTTAAACACGTAAGCCCTGTATTTTTTAGGGGTTACGCATCTAATAAATGATACGTACCAAGAGTCCTTCCTAGTATCTAGCTCAGGTACGTCTCTCTCCCATTTAACTACGTCAAAGTAACTATCTAAGTCCTTAATAGAGAAGAACCTATCTTTTATCGCAGCAGGTACTGGTATAAGAAGACCTTGACTTATTTGCCCTCGCAGCTTCACCGTACGTATCCTAGCTCCCAAGGTACCCTGCCATGTGACAGCATTCTTACGTAGAAACTCGAACAAAGGATTACTCATAGGCAAGAAGCTGTCTATCTCAAAATATAAGGCCTCACTGCCTACCTTAAACTCTCCTTTTTTTACTACACACTGCCAGCCGTCTACCACGGCTAGTTCTATATTGTCGGCCCATTTATAGGCTTTATGTCAGCTACTTTACGTATTGTTACAAGTTTTCTGGTTACGTCCATCTCTGTCTCCTATTCTTAAATGTGGCTGAGTTCATTTTCAGTATCCCTATTAAGAGCTTTATCCTGGCTAAATTTCAAGCCTGGGTACCTCTTCGAGAGCTTTTCGATATTAATGTCAGCTACATCCTCTAAAGTCATATTTAACTGAGTTGTAACAAACACATGTAAGAAGTGCAGTACTCTGTCTAGGTCATACTCTAAGTAATTGTCCCCTATACTACCTTTATAAGACATAGCAATATTAAAGAAGTCTGCTGAGTGCTTACTTAACTTAGCTAATACCCAGTCCCTACTTACCATTAACGGCTCAGGCAATTTAGTCTTGATATCTCCTACTGAGGAAGGGAATTCTCTACCCAGGGCTTTGTACCCCAATACTAAGTACCAAAGAACGTCTCCCGCCTCCTCTTTAAGATTGCTTACATTCAAGTCCACCTTATAGAACAGGTGACGTTTGTACGTGTCAAGGATCTCTCCTGTCTCTGTCATTAGGCCAAACCCAGCGTGTTGCGCATCATCCTCTCTAGATGAGGTAGTGGATGCCGTCGAGAGGGCTTTAATACTGTATTCGGTTAGATTCATGTAAAGTGTCCTATGGTTTGTTATAGCTGAAAGCTAAAATTTATATCAGAAGCGTTATTAAGTACTGCTGAGGTCAAGTACCCTGTCCCCTCCGTTTCTTGTGGGGCTGGTTGATAATCCGAGTCCGACAACCATTTATTAATCCAAGGTATAGGATTAGTCTTGTCAAACTTAGTAGTTGTTGTTAGCCCTGCCGCCGCCTTCCTACGAGGTAATAAATACTCTACATAGTCTTGTAAAATACCCTCATTTAAACCAAGAATGGGGCCATGTTGGAATATATAAGTAGCCCACTCCTTTTCCTGTTCTGCGGTTTGGTCAAAGATCTCTATAGCCTTAGGTCTAAGGTCTTGCATAATCTGTACGAAGTCTGAGTCATCTTTAGCAAGTCGTTTTAAGATGTGATTCACTAAGGCCAGATGCTGAGCCTCATCCCTGGCTATAAACTTAATCTCTGTAGCCGAACCCATTACCATACCCCTCTCCCCAAAGGAGAAAGTACAAGCAAAACTAGCAAAGAACCTAAGAGCCTCTAACGCATTAGCAGATATCAGCGACAGGTATAAAGCCTCTTTACTAGGACTCCTTTGTAGTAAGTCGTAGTAATAGGACACGTCTGCTGCACAATTAACTATAGGAGCTATCTCGACCATATCATCGAAGACTACAGAGGGGTCTGGGTATATAGCCCTTATAACATGAGTGTAACTCTCTGAATGTAAAGACTCGAAAAACCCCCAAGTGAGCAAGCAATTCTCTAAAGAGGAGTCTGTACAATGAGGTAAAAAGGCTAAAGAAGGAGCCCTACCTTGTATGGAGTCTAACAGTATTTGTCTCTTAAGGTTAGCGGTGAACACAAACTGCTCAGCGTCCGTCATTTTATTAAAAGACGCCTTCTCTTGGGATAGGTCTACCTCCTTTGGATTCCAATATAAGGACTTCATCTTATCATTGATAGTGGTGAACACCGGGTACCTAACCTCATCGTATCTAGCAATACCGTGCCCACAATCACCGAAGAACAGTTTATCTGAGACAACCGTTAAGTCTAAAGTACTTCTCATTCTAACCCCTTTAACCATTCTTTTGTTTTAGCAACCCTAGAAGGGTCTTCGATAAGTATGTCTGACACGAGATGAGTCAAGTCAGCCCTCCTGCACATAGCCTCAACCGCTATAGGACAGACGCCGTAGGCTAACCTAACCATAGCGTCACTATACACCTGTATCTCATACTGTGCATGAGGGTGACTCCTTTGAGCTACAAAATTAAACAGGTTATGTAAACTAACGGTAGCGAACATATGAGAGTATGTACCTACAGGGAGTACAGTCCTGGCTAGTTCCCTAGGGACTCCGTCCGCTATCATTTCTTTGTAAGCTACGAACGCCTCAGAGTTCTGATGTCTGATAAGCTCCCTGTATACTAAGGCTCTAGGATGCTGCTCCTCCGTACGCATCTGCTTATTACTAGCATGTTGAGATGTTATCTGCTCTACTTCTGGTATGTAGAACTCTTCTGGTAGCTCGGCATACCGTGCGCTTATTTCATTTATTGCCCAGACGCGATGTCTATGCCACTGCCTTAGTACGAAAATAGGGGCCTTAACCTCAAATGTCATGGTGACTGCTTCCAGAGGAGAAGTATGTCTATTATTCACTAAATAGTTAATAAGCTTCCTGTCTTTCCCATCATCCTCGCCAGTCCTCCATTCCGCATCGTAAGAAACCCTAGCATTACGGACAATGGACAAGTCACTTCCCATACTGTCTACCAATGCTATTAATCCATGGTCCAATACTTTGTACCCATTTCTACTCTCTAGTTTTGTCATTTAGCACCTCCCATCGAAATTACTGTATTTCATCTTTAGTCTCTCCTTGCCTAAATACTATATCTTACAAGCCCCAGACTCGCATCCGTCATCCTCCGCGTCTTTCTCATCAGTGTTGGTATTGGAGTAGTATAATGTCTTAATTCCTAACTTGTAGGCTAAAAGAAGATTCTCAATAAGCATCTTTACGGTTATTTCTCCTTTGTTTGGGTCTAAGTTCTCATTAACAGAAATGGCCTGGTCCGTATATTTCTGTATCCTAGCCATCACTTGTAAATAGGAAGACACTGGAATGTCCCAGGATACCTCATATGCATGTCCTAATCGAATATAATCAGGTACCACTTGTGACACTGCTGAGTCCTTATTCCCCTTTGTAGTTATTAAACTCCTAGGAGGTTCTATACCATTAGTAGCATTAGCTAACTGAGAAGAGGACTCAGAAGGCATCATTGCCATTAAGGTACTGTTTCTTATACCAAAAGTCTTAGCTTTCTCTCTTAGTCCTTCCCAGTCAACCTCCTGAAAGCCTATACTTGGAATAGGGATATTGTTCCCTATACAAGTGTCTATTGGAAAAATGCCTTGCTTGTACTTATTGTCTCCTGGGCAGGGTCCTAGCTCTTCAGCTAAATCTACGGACGCCTTAATAAGGTAGTAAGACATGAGACTCATCTTCTCTTCTACCCAAGGGTACGTGTCTTCGTCGTTCCAACTCTTATTACTCTTAACCATGTCATAAGCTAAGTTAATAATACCCACCCCTAGAGGGCGATATAAGGCCGTATGACGGGCCGCAGCAACGTTAGGGTAGTCTTGGTAGTCAAGCAGTGCGTCAAGGGCTCTAACGGCCATATTACAGGCTTCAGCCATCTCTACTTCAGTTCGTACTTTACCCCAGTTAATAGCTGATAAGGTACACAAGGCTATCAGAGACTCGTCCGTGCCCATTTCTGAGGTCGGTAGAGTTATCTCACAGCACAGGTTGGTCATGTATACTTTACTATTAAAACTACTATGAGTATTGACGTGATCCGCATGTAGGATGTAAATACGCCCCGTACCGAATCTCTCCATTACTAGTTTAGTGAACACCTCAATAGCAGGTAAAGTCTTCTTAGTTTTCTTCACGTCTTTCTCGTACTTCTCGTACAGGACTTTAAACTCTTCTGCCGGCCCGTAGAAAGCCTCATATAAGTCTGGGACTTCATCTGGACTAAAGAAAGTAATGTTACCTTTCTGTAGTAGCCGTTCGTACATTGTCTTATTCAACGCTACACAATAATCCACTACAGGTAAGCGAGTCTCGTGAGTACCCTTATTATTCTTTAACTCAATTAAGGTCTCGAACTCTAGGTGCCACAACGGGAAATTGAACGTCGCAGAGGCCCCTCGAATACCTCCCTGGGAGTTATGAGTCAATACCATGTCTGACTCTAGGGTATCTGCTACAAAGAAAGTATGGGTATCCTCTACTGTTATATCTAAGTATCTCGTAGTGTCCGAAACCTCCTTACTTAAAGTAGCTAGTTTAGTTAATCCGTTACTAGATATAATATCATGTGATATAGTTAAATCCATAGGTAGTACTTCTTCAATGCCACACGTACCATGTACCATAATAGGGTGATTATTAGAGCACCTAAGTACTACACCATTAGCGAAAGCCAACGTTACGTGATTGATTTCCGGAACTTCTGAATACATTACAGCCGTAACTTTTTTATATACTACCTCGTTGGTATTTGGATCTATTGACTTTATCAAATCTCCTACCACTACATCTTTTATAGCTACCTTAAGTGCATTCATAGAAACATTCCTCTTTATAATTTCTTTTAGGTAATTCATTCCCTAATAATCTCCACTATAGACTCTGGGTGCACACAGCAGGACTTTAAGGCGGCTGCGAAATATTTAGCAAAAGGAAGTACTCCAGTTGTCAATGCATCCCCCCCTCTAACTGGCTGTCCTGCGGCACGGATGCGGCCAATGTTTAGTCCAATACCGGCTTTTTGAGAGGCATAGTTTACGATCGCAGTTGCAGTAGCATTGATACTATTCAAAGAGTCGCCAGAGTCAATAAGAGTACAAGAAGAGAACTGTTTAGTCTTAGTTCTTAAGCCTCCCATAATAGGGGTCGGTAGACTAATATAGTGTTGAGAGATTTGATCATAATATCTCTTAACCATGTCTAGTCTAGTCTCTTTAGGGTATTTACTAAAAAGTATAGCGGCTACCATTATGTAAGGGGTTTGGAACGTCTCATAAATTTGCTTGGTCTTACGGTTCTGAACCAAGTACTTACGATACATTTGCTCAGCCCCAGCATACTTAAACAAGTCATCTCTAGAATGGTCAAGGAAAGAGTCGATGGTGTTCCACTCGTCCTCTGAATACATCTTAAGGACGTCTGGGTCGTACACCCCCTTTTTAGTATTACTCTGCACAATTTCCAATAAGGCTGGTGGGGTATTATTGCGGAAGGCCTTTTTACGAACGTCGAACCACCTTAGTCTAGCTGCTACTTGGTCGTAGTTGGGGGTGTCTAGAGATATTAACCCGGCAGCAGCCTTAATAATGGTTTCGTGTATGTCAGAAGTCTTAACCTTATTGTAAAAATGAGGTTGGGCTGACATCTCTATTTGAGAAACTGAGACTCCTTTAATTGGCTTAAGTCCGTTTTTATGGTCCCCCGTACACGCCCAAGAGATAACAGCATTGAGTTTATTAAGATCTATAGGTTGAGTAGATCCGTCTCGCTTTGTTACTAGCATAGTTTGCTCCTAAGTAATATGTGACCACTCTACGGCATGAGTATGGAAATAGCAGATATCCACATGAATAAAAATCCTATGAGTAATAGTATATCATATTTTCTATCAGTATAGAAGTCTAGAATATACGCACTTAATGATATCACTATACAAACAATAGACACCATCATTTAATAGGCATCCATTGAGTACCACACAAGAATACAGGTACGCCACATTTTACCCAAGAAGCTGCTACTTGTACCCTATCCTCAAATATAACCTCTACTTCATTCAAAGTGCATCTCTCACTGGCTAGAAATGATTTCAATTCCTTTGGTTTGGCAATGTAGTCCGGGGAATGGTCTCCTGTACTCCTCATAACTAAGGCATGGTAACTAATGCCAGCTTCTTTTAACCACCCCTCAGTATCGCTCCTAGTATTCTCTGGCCTCCCCGTACACATGATGACTCTGTACCCAGCTCTACTATACAAGGAATGCACGGCCTTAACGTGAGGGATAATAGTATCCTTTACTGCCTCAGAGAAGAATCTACTCCAATCTTTCTTCCCCTCAGTTAGAATGAAGTGAAGGCGATGCTCTATATTAGCCAGAGTACCGTCTATATCAAATACTACTATAAGGCACTTATTGCGTACGGAATCAGAGTTTGACATTAAATCTACTCCTCATTTTTGTTAAAGTTTCCTCGGGGACTCCATGTACGCTTTGACTAGCGTGGCGATTCTCAACAATACAAGTAGAGACTGTATATCCATAAGAATTAGCCAACTCAAAATAGGGCTTCATTTCCTTCTCGGTTGTGAAGGTGTTATGGACTATGATTAGCCTGCACGACCCATCCATACAAATCTCAGTTTCACATACGCAGTAGTTGTGAGCGGCTCTAAGTTGACTTACATCGAATACATATTCCTTTTTATCATTGTAGAAGTAGTCGTCAGCGGCTACTATTCTAGAATCATACGGATTGAGGTTAGCTAAGGTGTTGGCTAAAGTTGTCTTGCCAGCCCCAGGTAATCCCCGAAGGAGTATTAGTGTTTTAGTGCTCATGGCGTGTCTCCTAGATTAAATAACTCTTTATGGTACTTCATAATAAAATCCTTGTAGTCGGGCTCCTTATTTAAATACTCCTGCATTCCTAAATGAAACCAGAGTCCAAGCTCTTCTTTAGCTTTTAAAGCAAAATCCTTTCTTAACATAGTCCGGTTCAAGAACACGAACTCAGAAACTGTTTTTATCATGTGATTGTAGTAGGTCACTACTACAGACTCTACTCTGAAAATCTTATCCATAACATAAGAGTCGCCTACTAATAGGGACTTAACGTCGTCTACTCTATCATACAGGATAGCTTCTATCAGGGACTTGGTTGTCTCCACTGATTCCTTTAACTTGTGTAAGTTACAATACCAGGACGTTTTTATCTTAAACCTACCCCAAGGACCATGTACTACATAACCTTCTATATCTTTCTTAGTAAGGGTGTTAGTAATAAAGGCTTCAGTAAGACCCTTAACTTTCACCCTGTCTACCCACTTAGTACGTAAGCACTCATTAACCTTCTCATTGTCGGGGGTAATTTCTATTCCAGAAGCAGTGTGTATAATACCATGTATCTTGAGCTGAGTACTGGCGTAAGGGAGTACTATTCTATTAAAAGGCGAGCACAACTCCATTAAGACTGTGTATCCCTCCCTAGCTAGACTCTCTATAGAGTTACGAAACTGCAAATTAGAGTGGTATTTAATAAACTCATCTGCGGCTATGGCCTGTTCTGAGTATAAGTTTTGCGCGGACTTTAATCCTACTTCGTTACTTATTGGGTTAAACCAAGTACATATAAGAGAGCCGTCAGCCTTCTCTTCATACCAGTCAGCCTCTGCTAGGTTGACCGCCTTCTCATCTGTATAAGGATTCTCCCTGTAATTGAAGAACTTCTTAAATGGTCTAGAGATAAGAATAGGGTCGCCGCCCTCTACTAGCATGAAAGTAATACCCCTCATATCTAAAGAGTAAGGTAGGCAAAATTCTGTATATGAAGCTAGTCTATAATTAAACGCCCTGTAAACATAGTCACCTACATCGTAATCTTTAAAATAAAAGGCTTCAGTAGTCTCTGTTAGTTTAATCATTTCCCTATACATAAGGGCTATTTCTTCAGTGTGCATATATAATCTCCAGTAGTTGATATTGATTAACAGCGTGCTTCTATTACTTATACCATCTTTTAGCCAAACCTCAAAACACAAATACCGCAGAAGTGGTAGAAAAAATAGTGTTTGGTAGACTCAGTTTTGCTTTAACCCCAGTGTTTACTAG